TTTTTGAAAGTATTTCAAATTAAAAATTGTTGCATCTAAACAGTCTTGATAACTGTTCAATCCACTCTTGCCTCTATTATGATCATCTGCCGCCCATGTAGGTACGTCCAGGGTCATTGCCCAGTCGCTTGTAAGTTCAAGCCAATTAAGGATGTTGCTTCTAACTTTGTTGGCTTTGTTACCCTCGAAGTCTTTCCAATCAAACTGTATAACTCCTTTAGCAATTTGATATCCACCCGAGTCACCGACTATTGTGCTGAATTTTCTGTCACGATTGACAATCATGTTGTCCCTGTCATTAACCTTCTCCATGTCCAAACAGGCATGTCCTGCCGAATAGAGAGCAGTATCGTATGTAAAATAGCCCTCATCTGGATTGATAAAGTTAAGACCTTCTACACCTCTGTCAAGACCTTTTGGTATCCTCTCCGCTGGAATGTGTTTGCCCTCGGTCAGTCTCTGTTTGGTTACAAAAGTTTGGAAAAAATTTGAGATAGCAGGCAAGAAACAAGCAAAGTTCCTATTGTAGTTTCCAAGATGTTCTTGCCTTTTATCTATCATTATTGCGCCTGTGCCGGGATAATGTATTGATACTTGCCTAAGCCTGAATCAACAGAGACCTGCATCGCACCCTCGTTAGAGAAATGTAATGTGACCTTCGCTGAATCTGATAGTTTCAATATCTGTAACACTTGCCCTACCGGCCAACTCCAACCTTTGTTAAGTGTGCCCTTAACATCAGTTGCAAATACAAACTCACCACCATGCGATGCTTGATCACCAAAAGTAAAAATTAAATTTCCATTCTCGGTTCTCACAACGAATGAGTTGTGTTCTGTGTTTGCTGTGGCTTGGAAGTTGAATCTTTGCACACTTGCCACTGTTGGTTCAATTTCAACGTCCCACTTAACACCTTTGAACTTCACAGTCTTAAGTTTCTCGTTGATGATCTCAGCATTCATAAATCTGTAGTCGTTCTTGAAGTCACCCTTTTCATTCTCAAAATGGATTCCTGTTGGAACTGTTGCACCGTTTCTTTCACCGGACAACACAGTTATTTTTGCCTTTTCCTTGTACTCCGGACACTTCAAGTGGATATCTAACTTACCCATCTGAGGCATACCAAAAGTACCATTCATTTCCGCTTGTGGTTTGTGGAAAGACCCTTGCAGGATCACGGATCTGTCTTCAGCCATTGAATCGATGACAGTCTCTTTGTCGTCGCCAGTGATTTTAACAAGATCCAAGAATCCCAGTCCATGCGTATGTTTAACGATGTCTTTTAAGATGTCTATCATAATGTTGCTATTGTATAGTATATTTAGATCTTAGTCTAGTACTATTTCATTTTTTTCATATAGCACGGTATTTTGTTTACCAGGCTTGCGAAATATTACAAAATTTGCTCCAACCATGAATTGATTCATTTCCACTATTTCAAATCCTGCAGTCATAAGCATTTCTTTCATACTTGATTTAGTGTTGTAATTCCAGTAACTTCTTTGGGCATATGACAGATCCGGTTCTGTTTGGCAGTCTGCGTATTGTATAAATGCATAACCACCGTCTATCAAAACCCTCTTGATGTCTTGCAAGTATTCCTCAATGTGTGGCTTGGTGAAGAACACAAAGGTGTCCCAACTGAAAACAAGATTACAACTGTTAGTAGGTATGTCATCACATCTGGTTCGGTCTGTGAGATAGAACTTTAACAGCTTTTGTGCCGCAGGTGGAAATTTTTTCCTAATACTCTTTTCTACCCATGTATTGACATCCACGAAGTAGTTCAAATGCCATGCTGTAAATTCTCGTGAAAACATGCCTGTGCCAGGGCCTATCTCTAAACTATTGTAATGTCCACTGGTTGTGGCAAACTGGTAGATCTTTGTCTGTATCAATCTAAATAACCATGGACTTACAACTGGTTTGATTCTTTTAGCGTCAATGTCTTTGGTGAACCACTCTGGCGTCTTGTCCAATCTGTCGATTACAGCCTCATTGTTTGCATCTACAGCCGTTTCAATATCTTTAAGTATTTTTAGATTTGTATCTATCAACTCTTTTAAATCCGATTCCTTTGCCTTCTCAAGTTTTTCTATTAAAAGTTTTATTTCCTCGATGCTTAACATACCACTATTTAAAAATCAAATAGTTTGTTAAATGTGTTTGTGGTCTCCGTGCTTTGCACGTCCCAACCCAACACACCTATAAGATTGTCAATCTTTTGATCCAGTATTGTGCCCTCCATGGCGTCACCATCAAACGGCAGTTCCTTGAACCATTCCGGAATACGCATCTCATCTACTGGATATGCTATACTTGTATAGCCTAGTGGATTGTTTTTTAGTTTACACACTATGACTTTTGCACCATCTGTGATAGGCAATGAATATTTGTCTCCATACATTTCTCTGCACCTATTCCAGTTCATGCTGGCCCTCACGTGTCCTGGCATGTTTGCTTTACCTTTGGCTTCTTCGGCCGCTGTGTACTTGGTCATGTTGTTTGCCCTCTTGGGAGATCCTTTCTCCCATCCTGGTCTTGCTTTGAATTCAGCCCTGAATTCACTTATTTTTTCTAATACTTCTGTTTCGCTTTTGCCTGTCAACACCATGTATAATAGATCACTCAAGAAGTCTTGTACAAACACTGGAGTGTCCGAACGTTTGAGATCCAGTCCCATTGCCTTCATTTTTCCTTCTTTGCCTGCTGTGTCTGTTCTTTCTCCTTCTTTGTCATAGTATAGCAGAGCATATCTTTTCTTTGTTATAAAGAGTCCCTTTGAACCTACCAGTTCTCTGCCTGCTTTTATTACTTCACCTCTCGTGCTTGGACAATGGAATGCTTTGGTCATAAACGATTTAAATGATCCATTCACTTCTTCTGATATCTTATCATATAGTGCTACCACAGAATCCTTTGTCCATTGTATATCACCTTGCTGAATTTCTTTTTGTAAAGTTTTGAACGCAGAAAAATACACAGAGTCTGTATCTCCATATACAACACTTTCACCTTTATGATCATACTTGCCTGCTACAACTTCATTTACTTTTGCTCCCATGTGTTTTGTGATGCATCTGCCTGTAAGTGTGACACTTTGCCCTATTCGTATGTCAAAAAATCTACATCCAGGATTTAAAATAGCACCATATAGACTATTAAGATTAATTTTTTTAACAAGTTGTCTCTTGTCCCAATACTCCCTTTCTATTTCGTTGTCACCACATTCATGCATTTTCCTTTGCATCTCCTGTCTTTCAGCATACCATCTTTTAAGTAAGCCAGGAATAATAGCCTCATATTCATACGTGAATATTGTACCATTGGCGCTTAACATCCACTTGTTGTTTCCTTCGAATATAACATCATTGAGTTGTGCGGCACTCATTCTCACACTTGTTTTGTCTTCCCAATCAACAATTATTTCTGTGCCTTTTTCTTTGTTCATGACTGCTTGATACTCCCAACTTCCAAATTGACTGTCCCAAGCCGCCGCGAATGATTTCTTGGCGTGCCTAGCCCTGTTTATTTCTGCTGATGTAATCACAGGACGTATTTGTCCCACAATGGTTTCAGGACCCATGTTCAATGCTCTAATAACAGATGGATACAGTGAATTGATATCAATTGATCCAATCCAATCATGTATTCCTTTTTGCGGAGTTGCCACATATGCACCTGCCGCCGTTACTGGCTCTGCATCTTTTTCTCTATATTTCCTACCCGGAACAATCATACCACGTCTGTGTGATTCATTTACGATCGCTTGTTCGGTTACAGCAACAGCACCCATTGTAGTTTGTAGCAACACAGTATTTTGGTGTGCTATCTCATTGGCAAGTTCTATAAATTTAAGTTTCTTTTCAAGTTTAGCCAACAGTGCCGTATCCTGTCTGTTGTATTCTATGAAAAGTCCAAAGTCATTCTTATACAGATTATCAAGGCTACCTTCATATATTGTTTTCTTTTCGCCTAGTTCATGTTCGCCAATAGCATCTAATCTAAAACTGTGTCTTTCTTCATATGTGTATTTCCTATATAACTCTAATAAATCTAAGTGTACTCGACCTACAAGGTCAAAACTTAATTGTTCTCTGCCGTATTTTTCAAAAACTCTTCGCTTTGGTTTTTCTCCCCAGAAACACAGACGTCTAGTGTCATCTCCGCTGAGGACTTTTTGTATCCTTCCCACAGTATATGGAATATCGTATCCTTCTGAATTCCATCCGGATAAAATATCAGCGTCTTCCACCAGTTGTAGGAATGCATCTAGCATGTCTTTCTCTTTTTCAAACAACATTGTGTTATCAAATCTTTTGGTCAGCTCTTTAGCATCTTCCATGCTGATTGTTTTAGGCGGCACTGCAAGTGTGACCAGTTGATCCGTCCAGCTCATGTAACAACTTATGGCAGTTATGGGCATGAACGGATCGTCTGTTGTTGAATATCCTCGATCTGGATCGAAGTCAACTTCGATATCAAAAAACATTGTGTTCAACTTTGGCGTTTCTTTGCCCAAATAGTTTTCTTCTAAGCATCTGAACACCGGATTGATATCTTGTTCATAAAGTTGCTTGTTGGATCTTATCCTTTGCTCCTTAATGAATTCTTTATTAGTCTGGCAGGTGATTCTTTGCAAAGGTTCGCCAGTCATGGATCTGTGTTTGCCCCTGGCGTCAGGATAGTAGAACACATACCTAGCATCATACTCCACAAACACGCGACCCTTCTTGGGATCACGCTCAACCACGTAAATCTTGTCTTCGTCTTTTTTGTATAGTGCGTCTATGTAACTCATAAAAATACTCTAAAATTTCCTATTACATTCATTATAGTAAACCATGAGGCCAATACGCAAGTCCAAATAATTCTTCTTCGGAAAGATGCATAAGCAAGTGTTGTAGAACCTAATAGATACAATGGAAATACTAATTTCATATCTGGTCCCGGAGAAGTAAAAGTTAATAACGCTGACCCCCAAACGGTCACCGTAACAGAAAATATTTCTAAATAAAAAGCAAGTTTGTCTGTTCTATAACTTGTTACCCAAAATTCTTTGAGTATATTATACACTATAGTTTGCCGGCCGTATTTAATATGCTTTCCAGTGTGTCCATCTCGTCTGCGATGTTTTGATAGTTGCCTTTGTGTGCAACAGATATCGCTTTGTTGATCAGTGCTGGTTTCAATTCTAGTTCTTCTGCTATTGCTTTTACTGTGTCCCGTAGGCCTGCCCTAAGATCTTCTACTTCTCCTAGGACTTGTGATCCCTGTGATATGATCTGTATTAATTTTTGCTTTTCAGCGTCATTGAAATTTCTTACTGCCATTTGTTTCTCCTGTTGTTATGCAACAAGTATATAACAAATTTTTGCCAATTGCAAATTATTTTTTCTTCTTGTTTCTGACGTTTATTGCTTTACCACGTCTTTCTGGATTCTTATCTTTTCTTCTCTTTCTTCTCACAGCGGCCGCTATCGCTTTCTTACCACCTGATGCACGTAATGATGCCGCTCTGGCTTTGGACAGGCACTTTGGTTTGCCCTCACCTTTTTTACGTCCACCGCATTTGCCTATTCTTTCACCTTTGGTGTTGTATCTGTCCCAACCACCACCACCGGCTCCGCCTTTCTTGCCTTTTCCGAACCATGCTCTAAGTCCTGCATGATTAGACTCATTCACATTGTCATGAACCGCACAGGTTTTAAGATCTAAATAATTTTGCCTTAGGAAATTAAGTGCTTCTTCTTTTACAGCTGACTCAAAAATCTGTTCGCCAAAGGCGTCATTCACAAAATAACGGCCTTCTCTTTTCACACAGTTAGGCACTCTTTTACCAAACATTGTCTTGAAGCCCTTACGCATGTAGCCCTTCCAA